GTCACCGCCACGACCCCCGCTGGGAATTTTATACCCGGGGAAACCGAGACCAAGCGGCATTATGCTTGAATTGGAATTAACTGGGAACGAACCGGCCGAGCTCGTTAGCCTTCGGGCGGGATCGGATTACCGAGGTGTGGTAAAGCCTAGAATTCACACTAAATTGAGCACTAACCCATCTAAAGGGCTTGATTTTGTTGAGTTTTGCGCTAAATACGGCCAAGAATTGCTACCTTGGCAGGAATGGTTATCCGAGCAAGTGCTCAGACTCAAAGACGATGGCCGCTTCTTAACGCCGGTAAATGGAATTCTAATAGCCCGCCAAAACGGAAAATCGACTTGGATGGCTTGGCAAATCCTATGGCGAATCTTTGGTTTGGAGCAGAAATTACAAGTCCATACGGCTCACAAACTAACGACTTCAGCCGAAATCTTTTACAAAATCTATAACACCATTACAGAGCACCCAGAGTTAGAATCTCAATTAACTAAGAAGCTTGAAGCCCGAGGATTTCAAGAGCTTCAATTTACTGGGGGAAGAAGATACCTAGTTAGAGCTTCTAATAGCGCTACTCGAGGCATCGCAGCCCCCGATACGATATGGCTAGACGAAGCCCGCGAGTATCACGACGAAGATGTGTGGTCGTCCCTTCGATTTACCCAGATGGCTTCCGCCAACCCCCAAGCCTTCTTACTATCTAACGCTGGAGATCAGCACTCAGTCGTCCTAAATAAAATGCGAGAACGAGCTCTTGCTTCAATGCTTACTAATGATTTAAGTTTGGGCTGGTGGGAATGGTCTGCTCCGCCGGAGATTAAATTCGACGGATCAGCGACATTTTGGGAAGGTGTCGCCCAAGCCAATCCTTCACTGGGACACACTATCCATCCGGACAATATACGAGCGGTCTTAAATGATCCTGAAGACATTGTTCGGACGGAAGTGCTATGTCAATGGGTTTCAACGATCAACCCAGTCATTCATCCGTCTCAATGGGCAGCTTGCGCGGTCGAGGGTCTGCGCTTAGATGATTCCGCTGATACTTGGCTGGCTCTTGATCTCTCCCCTGATAGAAGGCAAGCTGCGCTAGTAGCGAGTCAGCGAATCGACAAAGACCGATTCCAAGTTCAGCTTCTTCAAACTTGGACGAATCCGGGCTATCTCTCCGACAAGTTGATAGCAAACGACATAGCCGATTGGTATCGTCGTTTCCCGGTCTTAAAAATCGCTTACTCGGCGCGAACTGCTGGCGCAGTTGCCGCTCGATTAGTCCCCGCTGGATTACCCTGCGAAGCAATAGACGGCCAGCCCTACGCCCAATCCTGCGACGAATTCCTTAGCGCAATATCCAGCCAACGATTAGCCCATTCAAATCAACAAGACCTTACGAATATGTGTTTGTCAGCGGTTAGGGTTAATTTCGGCGATGGTGGATGGGTTATGGGTCGCAGACAATCAGCGGCGGTAATAACCGGAGCGGTTGCTTCAGCATTAGCGACTCATTTCGCCACTCAAGCCCCTAGCGAGTTAGATATCGCAATCGCGTAGCAGACATCCCCTACACTTTACGCGTAATGGGTGCTATTAGAGATTTCTTCTTTCCTGCCGTCGCTCCACAATCCGGAACGGATGTCGCCGCAGCTCTTAAACCATTTACAGTTAGCGGAGACTTCTTCGCAGCGACTCAGGGAATGGTTGCTACTCGCGAACAGGCTATCCAAGTCCCGGCAGTTAAAAGAGCTAAGGACATAATCGCTAGCACAATCGCTAGCCTTCCAGTTTCAGTCTATGATCGATTTACTGGCGCTTATGTTGAAGCGCCTCGAGTAATTCATCAGCCAGACCCTTCAGTTCCGGGCTCTTTAATTTACGCACTTACCGCATCAGATTTATTCTTCTATGGAAATGCTTACTGGCAAGTTACCGAAGCATATTCCGCAACCGATGGCGGCAGAGTTCGCGCAGCTACTTACATCTCTTACGATCGAGTTACTCCACAATATAACGCAGATGCGACAAAGGTAATCGGCTATCGAGTTGATACTAAGCCAGTCCCATTAAGCGGACTTGGGTCTCTTGTGGTCTTTTACGGATTAAATGACGGACTTCTTTACACTTCCGGCAAAACAATCCGCGCAGCACTTTCATTAGAAGCCGCAGCCGAATCATATGCTCGCGAACCACTTCCAATGATGGTCTTAAAGTCTAACGGAACAAATCTAACCAGCGAACGAGTCCAAAAACTGCTTGAAGCTTGGTCTAATGCTCGCGCTAATAAGAAATCAACAGCCTTCCTCAATGCCGATGTTTCACTTGAGGCTATGGGCTTTGATCCTAAAAATCTTCAATTAAACGAAGCGCGTCAATACATCGCTCTAGAATTGTCTCGCGCTTGTGGAATACCAGCGCACTTTCTCGGCGCTGAAGTAACTTCGATGACATATTCAAACACCTTACAAGAGCGCCGAGCCCTTGTCGATTTCTCGCTACGCCCAATACTTACAGCGATTGAGCAAAGGCTCTCGATGTCAGATTTCATCCCGGCTACGACGCAACGCGCTCGGTTTGACTTGGATGATTTCCTACGCGGCTCACCACTTGAGCGCGCTCAGGTATATGAAATCCTAAACCGAATCGGCGCAATGAGTGTCGAGCAAATCCAGCAAGAGGAAGACCTAATCCGATGAAGATTAATTTCCCAATGACAGTAACAGCAGCCGACTCTAACAAGCGGACAATCTCTGGAAAGATTGTTACTTGGGGAGAGCAGGGAAATACCTCGGCTGGCGCGACAGTATTCGCAAAAGACTCAATCGCACTTACAAAGAATGTTAAGTTGCTATGGGAGCACGAACTAACCAAGCCTCTTGGCCGTTTAGTCGATGCCACAATTACCGATGGCGGAATTGACGCAGTATTCAAGATTGCTAACACAATGGCCGGAGAAGATGCTCTAGTTGAAGCAGCCGAAGGACTTCGCGACGGATTTAGCGTCGGAGTTGCCGTTAATGAATGGAGCAACAAAGAAGGCGTAATGGAAATTACCAGCGCCGAACTCGTAGAAGTATCACTTGTTACCGAGCCAGCAATTCGCAGCGCTCGCGTTGAGCAAGTAGCCGCTTCTGAAGAAAATAAAGATTCTGATCTAGCAACCGCTGATTCAGAGAAACCAACCGAAGGAGACAAAGTGTCAGAAAACACAGCTCCTGCTCCTGCCGTAGAACCAGCGGTAGAAGCAGCTAGCGCTCCTGCGCCTTCACAGGTTCAGGCAGCTTATTACACTACGCCTCGCGTTAATCTTAATGTTAGCGCTGGCGAATACATCAAGGCTCAAGTTGCCGCGATGCGCGGAGATACAGATGCTCGCGATCTAGTCGCAGCTCTTGATGTCGCAACAGTATCCGAGAACGCCGGAGTTGTTCCACCGACTTACCTACGCGAAGTAATCGGCGTAGTCGATGCTTCTCGCCCATTCATTGATTCAATCGATTCGGCAGCACTCCCAGCAAGTGGTATGAAGATTTATACGCCTCGCATTACTGCTCAAGCGACAGTTGCTCAAACCGCTGAAGGTGTTGAATTCGATTCAACCGATTCAACAATCGACACAATCGAGACCAATGTCGTCAAATTTGCTGGCGCAAATATCGTAAATGTTGAGTTGCTTGACCGCAGCGAGCCTTCATATGTCGATCAGTTAATCCGTATGCTCGCGGCATCTTACGCACAGAAGACCGACGCATATGCTCTCAACATCGCAATCACCGGTGCTTCAGTTTCAACCGGAACAACAATCTACAAGGCAATCGCTGACGGAATTGCTGACGCTTACAATGTAATGCGTTTTCTTCCTAACCGCCTTCTTGTTCCAGCAACCGGTGGAACTGAGGGAATCGATTTCCCAGCCATCATCGGCGCAGTCGATGGCAGCCAGCGCCCACTCTTCGCGGCGGTAGCACCATCTAACGCAGCTGGAACTACTTACGGCTCAACCAGCGGCACAGTCGCAGGTCTTGATCTCGTAGTAGATCCAAATGTCCCAGCGACAGGCGTAGGCGAGAAGTTCTCACTCGTTTATCCATCCGCTGCGATGACCTTCCACGAGTCCGGCACTCTTCAGCTTCGCTCCACAGTAGTAGCAAACGGCCAAGTTGAAATCGGTCTCTACGGATATGTAGCAGCCGTTAATAAGTACCCAACAGCGTTCCGCGCTCTCAAGGTACAGCCTTAATTAAGTAGTGACGGCCAGTCCGCTCCCGAGCTGGCCGCTCACCCATTAAATCGAAAGGATTAGGAAATGCCAAGCATCGTATTAGCCAGCGAGCTACGCGCCATTCTTGGCGTTTCCTCATCCCTGTATAACGACGCATATTTAAACGACATAATCGACACAGCGGAAAATGTGATCCTTCCGATGCTTGTTAAATACTCCTCGCCTATTGGGGCAGTCGAGTTAAATGACAATGTGGCAACTTTTGACACAGTAGGCGAACACAAATTTTCACTAGGGCAGTCAGTCGTAATCGCTGGCGTTAGCGCTACTTTTAACGGAACTAGGACTATCACAGATGTCGCAGATGATCTCCTATCCTTCACAGCCGCCATCACAGCGGCAGATGTATCACAATTTAATGTCATACCTTCCGGAACAGCCACTCTCGTCGGTGCTGCGACTTATGTCGGAAACCCAAATGTCGAGTCTGCCGTTCTTGCTACGGCCGTCGAGGTCTTCCAATCAAGAACAGCCGCCGGTGGCAATATAGAGGGAGTCGATTTTCAAGTGACCCCTTTCCGCTTGGGTCGCTCCCTCTTTAACCGAGTATCTGGACTTCTCGGCGCTTACCTCGATGTCGAGACGATGGTGGGCTAATGCCTTCCATATCTGAAGATATTAGAGGAGCAATCAAGACAGCATTAGCCGGAGTGACTGCTAATGTTTATGATTCCGTTCCCGAAGCCCCAATCGTTCCAGCGGTAGTAATCGTTCCGGATTCGCCATATATGGAATTGGAAACTATTGGCCGCGCCAAAGTCAGAGTTAAATTAAATTACACAGTCACGGCTTGCGTTGCGTATTTCAGCAACGCCGCTTCTTTAGATAACTTAGAGAAGCTTGTAATCAGTATTCTTAGCGCCTTATCAGCGTCTAAGTATGAGCTATCGACAGTCGAACAGCCGTCGGTTACTCAAGTCGGAACGACAAACCTTCTCGTTTCCGATATCCGCTTGAGCGTCCGCTACGAGCAATAATTAAGGAGACCCAATGAGCACAACGATCATAACTGGGCGCGATGTGACCTTCACACTTGATACGAAGCCATACGACGCTCAAACCACTTCGGCGACTCTTAGCTGCGATACCATTATCGAGACCTATCAAACTCTCGATGGTCGCGCCTATAAGTCAGTCGATAAGCAATGGACTTTCACCATTGAATTACTTCAGGACTGGGGCGCTAACCCAGCATACGGCTCGCTATTCGAGTCGATGTGGGCAAACGCTGAAAACAGCCCTAACACCACAGTAGCGGTTTCATTCACAGCCGCATCAGGCGCAGCCTTCTCTTTCAATGTCCTTCCAATCTTCCCAAGTGCCGGTGGCGCCGCTCCCGGAGCTTTGACAGATACTTGGACTTTGACAGTAGTAGGACAACCAACAGAGACCTTCAGCTAAGAGATCGGAGCATCGGGAGATGAAGTTAAATATCACAATTAAATATACAAATGGCGAAGTGGAGACATACACCGCGGGTCTCCCTGAATGGGCTAAATGGGAACGGAAGACTGGCAAGTCGATCTATAAAATGACCGACATCAAGGAATACCAGCAGACCGATTTCTTATTCTTAGCCCATTCTGCCTATGTCAGAGCCGCAGCCGGTAAGCCGGTAAAGGCTTATGACATATGGGAGCTTACAGTCGATGAACTCATAATTGGAGATCCTGAAGACCCAAAAGCTACCCAGCCGGAAGCTTAAACCGGCTCTTAATTGAGCTGGCAATAGCAACCGGAATCCCGATGTCATATTGGGAAAATGCGGAAGATTTACTAACTGCGATAGAGATACTGGAGAAGCGAGCGAATGGCAGATGAAGGACTCAGCGCCTACTCCAAACGCGAACTCGCGAGAGTCGCTAAAGCCTTCTCTCTTATGGGCGATGAAGCGGTTAGTGAAGCTAAGAATGTCGCTGGCAATCTTGCGTATTTTGCTGCGAATGAAATCAAGTCAGCAGCTCGCGGACGCACAAAAGCCGCTAGAGCGGTTCAAGCCGTCGCCGACGGAGCGAAGGTATCTAAATCATCCAAGACTGGTCGCATCGATATCGGTTTCGCCTCTCAGCGTCTTTCAGGCGGTGGCAATACACAAAAGCTCTGGGCGGGTCTTGAATTCGGATCTAATCGTTATAAGCAATTCCCAAGCTACTCAGGCCGACTTGGTCGAGGGAGCAGGGGATGGTTCATATATCCGACCCTTCGCCGTATTCAGCCTGAATTAACAAAGAAATGGGAAGACGCAGCAGACTCCATTATCAAGAAATGGACAGCATAAATGGCTAGAGATTACAGAACACTAAAGCTCGAGATTCTCGCAGAGACGAAGCAATTCGTCGATGATATGAAAAAGGGCGAAACTCAAGTTGAGTCCTTCGGTGACAAAGCAACAAAGATGGGCAAGGTGGCTGCGGCTGCTTTTGCCGCTGCTGCCGCCGCTGCTGCCGCTTATGCTGGCAAACTTCTTATTGATGGTGTTAAGGCCGCCATCGAAGATGAAGCCGCCCAATTAAGACTTGCTAATGCTCTAAAAAATGTTACCGGCGCAACAAACACACAAATTGACGCAGTAGAAAAGCAAATTACAGCTCTTTCCCTTGCTAACGGAGTCGCCGACGATCAGCTTCGCCCAGCCTTTCAAAGACTAGCCACAGCGACCGGATCGCTTAGTAAGGCTTCCGAGGGTCTAACCCTTGCGCTTGATATCAGCGCCGCTACTGGCAAAAGCGTTGAAGCCGTATCTAATGCGCTCGGTAAAGCTTACGAAGGCAACACTTCAAGCCTTGCGCGTTTAGGTATTGGACTTTCAACTGCCGAAATAAAATCACTTGGGCTAGATGGAACGATGAAACAATTAGCCGAGACTTTCAAAGGTGCGGCTTCCGTCCAAGCAAATACTTTAGAAGGACAAATCAAAAGACTTCAAGTTGCTTTTGATGAAGCAAAAGAAACAGTTGGAGCGGCTCTCTTACCTACGCTCCAAAAGTTGTTGGATTATTTCATCAATACAGTAATTCCTCAGTTTATTAAATTTAAAGACGCAGCAATCACACCAGTTACCGACGCAATCGAACGCAACAAAGAATCCTTAACTATTCTCTATAACTTTATTCGCCAATATGTAATCCCTATTCTTGTCGAAGGCTTTGGCGATGCGCTTAAGTTCATAGGCAGAATAGCCGGCGGAATCCTTGATGTAATTGGCGCAGTCGTTGGGGGCATTAAGTCAGCCGTCGAATTCGCTATCAATGGCATTAACGCGCTTATCAAGGCATATAACGCAATTCCTTTATTGCCTAATATCCCAACAATCTCAGCTCCTTCTTTATCAAGTTCAAAGACTTCCAGCCCATCGGGTTCAAACATTCAAACGCCTAAAATCACAGTCCCATCAATAACTGGCGGTGGATCTACCGGTGGTGGTGGCGGTGGCGGTGGTGGTGGCGGAACGACAGTCAAAGACACCAGCGCTAACAAAGAAGCCGCTAAGACTCTTGCTGAAGCGATTGTGGATATGACTCCGAGATTACCAATTTCGGTAGCAGAGATAAGAGCTAGAGAATCCGGTGATGTAATCAATTACGGCATAACCGCTTCTCCAAGTGCTTACGACACAGCTCGCGTTCGCGCTGCTAACGAAGGAGTTACCATAGTCGTAACTGCCCCGAGCGCCATCGATGAAGAAGGCTTTAAGCGAGCCGTCGTTGATGCTCTTAATGAATCAGCCAATCGCGGCACAGGCGGCGGCGGTGGCTTGAGAGGCACAGCACAAGTCTTATGACCCTTTGGAGTCCGGATTATCGCGTTAAAGCCAATGGCAACGATGTCACAGACATAACCCTTGTCGGCTTTACCATTACTAGCGGCCGTCGGGATATTAACGCGCCAACCGAGGCCGGATACGCCAATCTCAACCTAATAAATACTAATAACGAGTATTACGGCTTCACAGTTAATACAGCAATCTCAATCGAAGTTAAAGACTCAGAGGGTAATTATGTCCCGTTATTCGGCGGACGAATTAGCGACATCTCTTATGAAGTCCAAAGCGCAGGATCTACCGCGACAGTCACCCGGATAAACATAACAGCTCTTGGGGCTTTATTTAGACTCCAGCGAGCCATCTTTGATGGCAACCTAACCGAAGATTTAGACGGCGGTCAGATTTTACAATTACTGCAAGATTTACTTTTAGGCTCTTGGAATGAAGTTCCGCCTTCGGAGACTTGGGACACTTACGACCCAGCTACCGGGACTTGGGCTAATGCCGAGAATGTCGGTTTAGGCACTATCGACGCTGGCGCTTACACAATGAGCTCTCGACAAATCACCGATTCATTTATCTCACCTATTGCTAATTCCATCGCCCAGTCAGCTGGCGGGTATTTATACGAGGATGCCAACGGCTTAATCGGTTATGCGGATATCACTCACCGGCAAGATAACCTTGTCTCCAATGGCTATACTGATTTAGACGCTAACCACGCACTCGCCTCTGGGATTGCCTCAGTAGCTCGACAGGGCGATATCGTAAATAAGGTCATAATTGACTACGGCAACAACTTCAACAGCTCTTATACTGCTAACGACCTAACTAGCCAAGCCAATTACGGCTTATATGCCGAACAGCTTAACTCTTATATTAAGGGGCAAAACGACGCTGAAGATTTTGCCGATCGAGTAATTCAGCTACGAGCCTATCCTCGCGACCGATTCCAGAGCATTACATTTCCGGTTCACTCGACCGAAATCGACGACACCGATAGAGATTCCCTATTAAATATAAATATGGGTTTACCCATTCGCTTAAACAATCTTCCGCCTAACATAACCGGCGGACAGTTCGAGGGGTTCGTCGAAGGCTGGACTTGGCGTTCATCCGTCAATGGCCTATTCCTCACCTTTACAGCTTCCCCGACGGCCTATAACGCAGTCGCTCAACAATGGCAGCAAGTCAATGGGGCGGAAACTTGGAACAGTATCCTTAATACCTTAGAATGGCAGGACGCGATAGGAGTGCTTAGTTAATGGCTAATACGACCAATTTCGGGTGGGAAACCCCGGACGATACCGATCTTGTTAAAGACGGCGCTTTAGCGATGAGAACGCTGGGAAATGCCATAGATACCTCGTTAGTCGATCTTAAGGGTGGAACTACCAATCAGATTTTGGCTAAAAATTCTGATACCGATATGGACTTTAAGTGGGTCGCTAATGATGTCGGTGACATTACAGCCGTCACAGCTGGCACAGGATTAAGCGGTGGTGGCACTTCCGGCGATGTGACGCTAACTAATACAGTCGCTACGACCTTCGACGCGAAGGGTGATTTAGTAGTCGGCACAGGCGCGGACACATTTGCCAAGCTTACAGTTGGCACAAATGGCCACACACTTGTAGCGGATAGTGGTGAAACTACCGGACTCAAGTGGGCTGCGCCTGCTGGAAGCGGCGCTAACTGGACATTATTGAATTCCGGTGGAACCGCTTTAACTGGCGCGGCAACCGTTACAGTAACAGGAATAAGCGGTAAAGATAAAGTCCTAGTATTAGTTGATGGCGCTTCATCCGCTAATGCATCTGCATATATTAACTTGAGAATTAATACTGACACCGCAAGCAATTATGATATGTATGGCGCAGCAATTGCTGCACCTTCTACCTATGCCAGCACTATGGTGCAAAAAAATAATGGGCCAGGGAATACAAGTATTAATTTGGGCAGAATGAGTGACAATGCTGGAAGCACAATAGATGCTGGCGCACTAATTACAGGCGGTAATGCTTCTGGGGATAAAGTTATTCAAAGCGGAGGAGTGGGAACGGCATCAAGCGGAAACACACATCAAGCAATTTTTTCAACTGGCTTGTGGAGAAATTCCGCAACGATTACGAGTATCTCAATAGTTTCTTCGACTGGAAATTTAGATGCTGGCACAGTCTACGTTTATACAAGCGCTTAATAGGAGATTTTATGTATAAAGAAAAAATTGTTAATGTTGCAACAGGTGAGGAAATTTGGCGGGATTATACTTCACAAGAAATTGCTGAAGTAGAAAAGGCTTTAGAAATAGCGGCACAAGAAATGGCTGCCGAACAAGTTAAATCCGCTAAACGCCAAGAAGTCTTAGCGAAGTTAGGGCTAACAGCCGAAGAAGCACAAGCCCTTTTGGGCTAGGCACAATTCCCCAAAAGTATGCCGAAACTATGCCAAGCCGGAATTCAATTAAGAGAGCAGATTGATGACGATTTTCCTAACCGCGATAGGCGCTCTGATGGCTGGGTCGCTGACGCTCGTCATATTGCTAAAGGTAATTCTGACCATATACCAGACCCTAGATCAGGAATCGTCAGAGCTCTAGATATCGATGCGGATCTTGGCGCTCACAAAGAAGAAGCGTTTGCTCTAGTCGAGAAGCTTCGTAAGTTAGCCAAGAAGGGCGATAAAAGAATCGCCTATCTAATCTACGAAGGCAGAATCGCATCACCCATCCTTAACTTTAAGTGGCGTAAATACCGCGGAGCAAATCCTCATAAGTCTCATTTTCATATCAGCTTTACCACTCTCGGGGACAAAGACGGAAGATGGTTTGACCTAGAAGGAGAACGCAAAGATGAACGAACTCAAACTAATGGCTGGCAGCTGGCTAAAGACATTTCTCGCAGCAGCTCTAGCGACCTACCTAGCGGTGGGGTTCGATGTGGAAGCAATCGGAAATGCTGCTCTTGCTGCCGTATTGCCGAGCATAATCAACTGGCTTAATCCTTCCTACGAGCGTTACGGCAAAGTCCGGTAATGCCTACCGAGGTCGCCGCGTTTATCGCCTCAGTCCTCGGATCGATTGGCCTACTAATCGCCGGACTTCGATACATAATCAAACTTGAGAACCTTCCGCTAATTTCGAGACTCGATAAGTTAGAATCCACTCTTGAACTTGCTCTAAGGGAAAGGGTCATAAGTGCCAGCACAAAGAAAGCGCGTCGCTAAGAAGAAGCCAATCAAGCGTCGTAAGCGCACAGTTAAAGACCCATTTCTAACGAAGCTTGATTATTGGGCTATCGCTTGTAAAGAAATTTACGAGACCTGCCGAAAGAACGGAATGGATGAAGGCACAGCTCTAGCTTTTGCTATGGATCGCAGCTCTTGGCCTGACTGGGTAATCGATGCCAATGACCCTATTCGGAAAATCGGATGGGAAGATGGAGAGGAAGATATCTAATCTACCTGCGAGAGGTTGAACTCTTTGAGGCGCTGAAGGCGGAATATCCCGACCTAACGCCTCTCTCAGCGACCGACCGGGCAGACGGCATCACCCATAATTCCTACATCGAGATTAAATGCCGCAGGACTCATTACGATACTTTGATGATTGAGAAGCATAAATGGGACTACTTGGCCGATATAAGGGCTAGAACCGGCGCTAAAACCCTTTACATATCCTCGACACCTAAAGGGATATACGAGTGGGACTTAGGGGCTATAAATGCCCCTGAATGGCTTTTAAAGCACCTTCCAGATAAGACTGACTTCGCCGGGGCTAAGAAGATAGACAAGCTCGTTGGCTTCTTGGACATCAAGGACTCCCGCCTATTACTTATCTGATTTACGAAATAGCCGATATCCACAGGACTATTGACGACCAAATAGATTTATTCGACGAAACGCCTCACAATCACTTGACCTAAATCCATTTAGCCCCTTAGCCTAATACCCTAATTCGATTTACCGGATTAGAGAACAGGGAGCAAATGATAAATAAACCTGCGGTTATTGAATTTAATTCGCAAGCCGGGGCTTGGACTGATGGCACTAACTATGTCAAAGGCTCGATTATTCGGCGGTATGCGGTCGAAAAGCTAGGGCGTAAGGGCTCAAGCCGAGGCCGTCTTTCAAGGGCTGAGATTTCAGCTTACTTCTTAGATACATATGGGGTGAGCGCTGATGTCAGATAATCAAATTCTATTTTTGATGATTGCCATCCCAACGGCGATAACTTGGTCGCTAATGATATGGGCAGAAAACAGAGAAGCTAAAGCCTTCAATCTTGGCTATGAGAGGGGCTATAAAGATGGACGAACTATCGGATCGAGGGCTTAATGAATGGATTGAAGAAGCCCAATCTACTCTTAACGACCGGGGATTCGAATATGGTGATCCGAGGGACAACCTATTACGCATTTACAAACTATGTCGCGCCTTCGGTATTCAGCTCAGAGACCCAGCTGACTTGGCATTGGTGTTTATCGCGACAAAGCTCAGCCGAATGGTGGAATCCCCAATGCGGGAAGATTCGTATCTCGATCTCATTGGATACGCAGCTATTCTCGCTCGAACCCGATTTACCGATTGGAGCGACTTTGGCACTTTTGAGGAATAGCAATATCAATCAATACTGCGATTATTGTAAGCAAAGATACGCTCACCTAAGTCGCGGTGGAGATTTACATCATTTAGCAAAAAAGCCCGCTTACTGGAAAATCATAAGCGAGCATCCTAAGCGCAAAGGCGTTACTAGATTCTATTGCCTAGAGTGCGCTGCTGACATACAGAATTGGCCTGATGGCACTTTTTATTCATTAAAAGAGCAATTACAAGACGCGCTGAAAGATACAGCGCAGAGGGAGTATTTAAATGTCGAATTACCTAGATGATTATGTTGGAGTCCAAGATCGCCTAAAGGCGTTTATCAAAGACTTTCCAGATTACAGAATTAAGAGCCATTGTTTAGCCGAATCGTTAGTCAGGGAATGTGATGTCTATATCGTCAAAGTTGAATTATATCGAACTGAAGCTGATCCGAATCCTTATGCGACGGGTTTATCGACCGAATCAAAAGCTAAGCAATACGCGCTTGAGCTCGCTGAAACTGGCGCTCTTGGAAGAGCACTTAACCTTGCTGGCTACTTCGCGAAACCCAACCCAAAACCATATCAATCACATCACAAGCCTATTGAAACGACATCTAAGAAACTGGCTGAATTCGTAGCCGAACAGCGTCCTGATGATCCATCACCAGTCCATCACAATATCGAGCACCTAATCGAAACTCTGGGCGCTGAGATAGCCGATGAAGTGCCGATATGTAATCACGGCGCGATGGTGCTCAAGAATGGAGTTAAAGATGGCAACGAATACCGAGGCTGGGTTTGCCCATCAAGAGACCGAGAAGCTCAATGTCCGGCTAAATGGATGAAGATTGACAGCGATGGTAAATGGGTGTTTAAGAAGTGAATTTAGATATCCATCCCTTCAAGTGTTCATCTTGTAAGGCTTCTACCCCTCATAGATTGCTAAAGACCTATGAGTGCCAAGAAGTGCCGGAAGCACCACCCGAAGTGTGGCTGGTCGAGTGCCAGCGATGCTTTGAGATGCGGATTATCTACCCATCCGAGCGATTGGCTAATAAGGAAGATGACATAACGAGATGTTCTGAATGTGGTAATTGGAAGATGAAGGCTGCTAGATGCCGGATATGCCGAATAGCTGCTGGAGATGAGACAATTAAGCGTCGGGTATTCACAGGCCATACTGATATGGAGATCCCAGTTGCCGACCTATGAATTCAAATGCCCTAATTGCCAAATCACCATCGAGCAGATCTTTAGCGTCTATTCTAATGCGACGATGTGGTGTCAGCCTTGCCAAGTCCCAATGGACAAGCAATTTAGTAGCCCGGGAGTTATCTTCAAGGGTGATGGATGGGCTGGTAAGTCAAAGTGAGTAAACCCCATTCTCTTAGATATATCCATCAGCTAATGGAGTGGGGATTTAGTAAGGAATTCATCGCTAAGGATTGTGGGATCAGCCTGGAGTCCTTAGAGATGAGACTATATCGGGAGAGGAAAAGAAATGAGCATAAAGGAAAAGAGCTTACAACTGGCAGCGGTGAGCCTAATAGCCGACGAGGCAAAGAAGGCGAAGGACAAGCTGCGAGCTGAGTTACAGGCCGAAATGGACGCTATTGGAGCGGACAGAGTGAAGGCTGAGATGGGCGATGATGTGGTGGCTTATGTACTAACCACTAAGCCCAAACCTAAGTTAGTGATTACTAACGAAAAGCGCTGGATTGAATGGGTAGAGCAAAACTGCCCAGATGAAATAATCAAAGCGGTAAGAGAATCGTCAGTAGATCGGATACTTGAAAAGGCGTTTAAATATGTTGAGATCAATTTAATCATTGATTGGAATGGTGAACATATTGACTTCTTGGCTATGGATCAAAAAGAGCCTTACTTGACCACTAAGTTCCATAGTGATGGAAGGGAAAAGTTGAGAGAGGCGATAGTTAGTAATTCCATTGAACCGAAAAAGTTATTGGAGTTAGAATGAAGAAACGCGGTCTGACCTGCGGTTATGTTAATCGACTTGACACAGGCATTACACTACCTGCGTCGCGGGGCGCCGAAGCTGCCCTACGCGGAGTGTTTAGGGTAGGGCTATGCTTATCGGTAACTCTAAGCCTCGCTCTCAGTCCAATAAATATAACTAACTCAAATGCTTATCCTCTTAAGCGATATCAACAAGACTGGGCTTTAGTGGCGATGAATCATTTAGGCGATTTAAATGAAGCCCAGTGCTGGGTGGAGCTCATATGGAGAGAGAGCACCTTCAATCCAAATGCCCGCAACGGATCGCACTATGGCTTAGCACAGATGCGTAATGACAATGTGAGCACACTTACACCTAGACAGCAAGTAAGATGGCATATGAGATACCTAGACCATCGATACGATGGCTCGGCTTGTAAAGCTTTAAAGCATATGAATAAGAAGGGCTGGCATTGAGCAACCCTAGATACCACAATCATAGTTATCGCAAGTTGAGAGAGAAGATACTCATTAGAGATAACTACACCTGCTATTACTGCGGGCAGGATGCCAACACTTTAGATCATATAATCCCCATAAGTAAAGGCGGAATAGACTCAGAGGATAACTGCGTAGCTGCTTGTATTCGATGTAACTCAGGTAAGCGCGATCGCATAGCCCCCGGGTCTTTTTTGAGAGCGCCGGGGAAAC